CTCCAGTCGTAAATCCATGAAATTTTCCAAATCTTAATTCAGAAGCAACTGTGTTTACAATATCATCTCTAGTAGTCGCATTAAATTCAAGTTGCTTGTCAATATATCTCATTTTAACTTCAGTAGCAACTTCAGTGTTGTTGCCTCCAGTTATGGTAATAGTTGGAACCCCCTCATAATCATATCCAGGACTTCTAACTATTAATTCCTTCAAAGTTCCCTTCATTTGGGGAATTAATTTTGTCAATAAATCTTCATCTCCCTCATCATTAAAAATTCTAAATTGAGGTGGATTTACTAAACTATAGTTACTTCCATTATTTAAAACATCTAATTTTTCTACACTTCCAAAGTATAATTTATCAAATGATTTATAACTTTGAATTTCTACACCATTGACAAATATACCAATAGGACCAGCTTGAGTTTTTACTTTTGATCCTTCAAAATCTACTTTTTTTGGTATTTTTTTAAGTAATTTTGATGAAGAAAACTGATTTCCATAAAGAGGAGAATGAATCAAATCTATACTGGTTACAGCACCAGTAATATTGCCAAATTTATCATATTCATTAAAAGATATAGAAGAAATTCCAATATTTTCTCTTGATTCTGAGAGACTCATTAAATTAGAGCTTACTCTAGTCAAGAAGTAAGTATTTCCAGTGTTAATACCAATAGCATTCTCAAAAGTTCCAGTTAATCCATACCCAACAACTTTTACGGATTCACCACTAAAGAAATTATGAGAACCACTTAGTAACTTATCATTAACTGAGAAAGAAAATTCTCTGGTATATGGATTTACTTCATAATCAGGAAGTCCATTTGATGTCAAATAATAATAATGCTCATCTGAGTAAGAATCCTGGACATTAGCAGTAAACTTATTGTTTATTTGATTGAATAGTCTAGTAAAAGGAGTTGCTCTAGTTTTCTTTAAATTTCTTCTAAAAACTACTGGTTTTCCTAAAATAGAGGTGTTGGTAACTTGCTGAACAGAAAATTCATTAGAAAGATTTGTGTTTACAGAAAGATTGGATGCAATTACTTCATTGGTTTCCTTTCTAAAAAGAGTTACAGAGTCCCCTGTTCTTAAATTATGATTATACTTAACTAATGCTAATCCATTAGAGATAGAAAATCCTTCTTTAAAGTAATTTCTAATGGCAGGAGTAATTGAAGTTGTAGATACCCCAGCAGGAATGGTTAGTGGAAGATTGTAAATTAAAGAGTTTACAAAAGAATTTGATTCTGTTTGTCCAATATTCGCTACCTTAATTGGATCTCCCTCTAAAGAGTATAAAGTTTCTGGAGAAACAATAGAAGACATGAGATTATTCAATCTCATGATTACTGGTTTAGTTTCATCTCCATCTTCATAGGAGTAAACGTAATTTGTTCCAAATATTACTTGTTTTCTTGGTACTGATGTTAAAGTAGTTGAACTTACATTTAAAAATTGATTATTTGTTTTATCAGTATAAGTTATTTTATCTTCCCCAACTAAAAGAATTCCAGACTTTGGAAATCCTACAGTAGAATCTACAATTAAAGATCCTGAACTAATATCTGTATTTTCTACTAAGTATGTTTTAGGAGTAGAATTAAATGTTCCTGAAATAGATCCTTTTGGGTTTAAGTTGTTAGAATATCCAGCAAATATTTTAATTTTGTAGTAAACTTCTCCTTCAAGTAAAAAAGATTCAATTTCATAAATTGATCCTGAAGCAGATAATACAGAAGTATTTGTAAGATCTGGATCTTGGTATAAAGTTTGTCCTTTTGTTAGATAAGCATTACCTGACAAAACTTCTGCAACAAAGGTCTCAGTTACAACCCATTTGTCGTCAGAAGTTGTAAACAAAAAGTCTCTAGGTTTAATAATCTGAACATCTTCATTGAAAAGAACTTTAAACAAAATTCTATAAGATTCATCAGTTCCCTTTGACTGATAAAATGTTTTTGCTTTGCTTATAAAATTTTGTGGGTTTACATTATCATTAAATTCAAGTTCTTCAAATCCAGGCGTGAATTGATATTTTGTTTTTTTAAAAAATTCTCTAACAAAAAGGTTGCTTAAATTTTCAACTTTTGTATCCTCTAAGTGTGAGTCTGATTCAGTAGAAGTAAATACTAAAAATTCAGGATTTGACTCATTCCTTAAGGAATCAATCCCACTAAATCCTCTGACACATCCAGTGAAAGTATTTGTGGTTATTCCTGTGTAGGTGATAATTTCATTATCAATTTTAAGTAGTCCATAAGACAATGGAAACCCTTTTGTGCTTTCTACATAGATCTCTTCATCAAGGAAATCAAGATCTGCTGTTAAAGTAGTAAAGGGAATGAGTTTTTCTGTATCAAATGTATCTACATTCTTATACTCTGCAATATTTTCAGCAAGATCTACAACTCCACCTTGGAACTCTTGTGAAAGATAATACTGCTTTAAAAACTCTGCAAAATTAGGATTTTCGTCTAAGATAAACTCAGGAATTTGATTTTCAATTACATCACTAATTTTAACTACTTTCTTTTCTTGATTCATTTTAACTTCTTATATTAGTTTCTGTGATAAAACTTGATTCTGGTGTAAATCTACTTCCTGAGGTGTTCTCACCAGATGAAATAATGTCTCTAACAACTGATATATCACTTTTTCCAACATCAAGTTCTAGATAAATTGATTTTTTAGCAATAATATCATTAGAATATGGAGTTGCCTCTATTTCTATAATATTGTTAGGTAATACTGTAGAAGTAACCTCAATATTATCTATATTGATTTCACCAGCAATATAATCAATAGTTCCTATGTTTTCTGATATAACTAATTCCTTTTCTCCATCTAAAGTAAATACATACAATATCCCAGTTTCTAAGTTTGAATTTGGTTTATCTCCAACATAGCAAATACTATTAAATCCCCTTAATGTAAATCCTGTAGTTCTAATATTTTTTAATTTTGCTTCTGAATGTGCTGCAAATCTATTTTCAAAACAAATCAAATATTGAGTTGGTTGATCAATCAGCACCCCAACATTCCTTCTAATTCTGACTTTGGTGATATTTGATGTAATAGCAGTATTAGTTACATCAATTAATCTCAAAGCTTTGCTATACTTAAATCTTCCACCAAATTTATTTAAATCTGATGATCTTGAATAAGTTTCTAAAGACTGTGTGATTTGTGCTTTAAGATCTGAGGCAGAACCTATGAAATTGGAGTTGTAGTAAACGGTAGAATCTAATTCAACATACAGAACATTGATATCTACAAATTCTGGTTGAATTCCTGCTATGGTATATTTCTTCAGATCTGCTAGAAGTCTATCTTTTGTTGCCTGGGAAAGATATTCTGAATTTTTTGGTTTTGCTGCCAAAAATACCTTGCCAAATTGTGGGGGACTTAATTCTTCTCCCCCATAAGCTGTTACTGATTCAATGTTTGGATAAAGATTTTGTAGAAGTGCCTCATAATCCCCAGCAGTTACTGCTCTATATTGAGTAGAGTACATTCTTGGGGCATAGTATCTAACTGATTCAATAGATTGAATATCATCTCCATTATTGGCATCTTCAATAGTAACTAATGTGCCAATGTTGGTGCTTAGATCAGATCCAGTATCAGATACTACAGAACCAGAGAATACAAAGTCTGATGCTCCATTTCCATCTTTACCATTAGTGGTAATGTAGGATGCTACTATTTGATTATTATTGCTCAGTTTCTTTCCAAATATTCCATCACCAAAGAAAAGTTCATATTTCTCATCAGAAATTTCTTGGATTAAGAATATTCTTGAGGTTGAATTGACATTAACAATATTATCTACTGCCAGATATTCTTCTGCTGTGGTTGATTGTGGTGTATCCTTGACACTTACTCTAATAGTTGATGTGTCAATGAATGGGTTTGGTAGAATATACTTCTGATTTGGTTGTGAAGTATCTACAGTAAAAGTTTTTGTTAGAAGAGTTCCTTCATAAATGGTGACATTTTCAAAGGTTGCTTCCCCTCTGCTAATTCCTACAGTAATGTCTTCTGGGACTGAAAAAATATAACTTGTATTATCTAAGTTACCAGTACAAACAATTCCCTTCTTTAAAGTTACCGTTTTAAATGTAGAATTGATTCCTGTTAAACTGAAAGTTATAGTTGCAGTTGCTGCTCTTCTTGAAAGAGGAACATACCCAATGTTCCTTGCTAGTGATATTACGTTCTCTCTTAAGGTGGCACTATCAATAAAAGACTCATTCACCACCATGTTGGTGTTAAATGCAGTCAGATAGGTGTTATAAGCAAGTACATCAATCAGAATTGAAAGGTTAGACCCCTCAAAATCAAAATCACTGAATGTAGAGTTAGACCTTAGATAGTCTTTGATTGATATTTTAATCTGATCAAAGTCTAGATTAGTAAACTGTGTAAATGCCATTAGTATCTGGTTGGTTGAAGTACAAAGGTTATTGCTTGTTGTGGTACACTTAGTCCAACAATATCATAAACAATACTCACATCCATGGCATTATCTTCAGGGAAAAGAGCAACATCAACGTTCCTTAATCTAACTCTAGGTTCAAAATTATTAATTACTGTTTTAATCTCTTCTTTTAATGGTTCTTCAATACCAATATCAGCAAGTTCAAAAAAGTAATTTTCAACCTTAGAACCTAAAAGAGGATTAAAGAATCTCTCACCAACTCTAGTTCTCACTAAGTTGATAACTGATCTCTTAATTGCATCCTCGTTTCTTAATGAAAGAATGTCATTAGTGACGGGGTTTCTTTTAAAAGACAGACTGATATCTTTAAATCCTCTTGAGACAGATCTTAAAGGCACTTTTAGACCTAATATTTACTTGTATTTATTGTGGTTTCCCATAAATTGGTTCAGTACCATACTCCCAATCATCATAGTCCTCATCATTTCTAATTCTTTCATGCATTTCTGCCTGTTCTTTCAAAAAATGCTTATTTTTTGCAATATCATCATGCATAATTTCTTGAATTGTCTTTGGTTTTGGATTTACATTGTAATCAGTGATTAAATTTGTGGTTCCCCACATCTGATACATGTAATTTGGATCTCTATCTACTGGTAAATTTGCCATTTTTCCTAATTCTAAGTGAATTAGAACTTTTTACGGGGTTTCTATCCCGAATTTAGCAATATTTTCTCTGTGGAAAGTTGAATTTTTTTGTATTCTTATGTCTGAATTCCTAAAGGTCCAACAGTACCCACCATTATCTAGGAAAACAACCCACTCAAGGTCATGTTCCTGTGATCTATCAATCAAAAAAAATGCCCAGCCTGATCCTTTTGGGGTCAGAACTGGGATTTGTGGGTCAAGTTGGAGCATCAATGCCCTTGACCTCTATAACGCTTCTTCCTGCCATTACGAGAGGTGGCAGAGAGGTTAGTATGCTGAGAGCAACCCTGACGAGTCTTCTTGGGTTTGTGCTCAATAATGACCTTATTAGTGAGTGAAGGACGCTTTGCCATGATTTAAATCTCCTTTGAACTTATACATTCTACCATGAGGTCCCCAGGATTGGGAACCCCTGTCTCATAATACTGTTGAGACAACTCATCCATAATATCAAACATCTCTTCTTGAGTTAGATCTCTATAGAGCACTCGCTCATTACATAGGATGCGATATGTTTCCATTAGATTACTCTAGTCTTTTCGTGACCAACTCTAATTTGTGGATGACACCAGATCTCAAAACCACATTTCTTTCTAGCATCAAGGCAGAATGAAACATCCTCTCCACACATGTCCTGAACCTCTCCAGAGTCAAAGACCTGCATTTGTGGAGCAAACCATGGATACTTCATTTCTGGGTGCTCAAAGACCCCCTTCTTGATGAGTACCCAACCAAATCCAGTGTAGTCAACAGTAA